TTTAGAGATTAATATACAGGCTCTAAAACCCTCTGTATGCTTGTTAAGGCTTACCTCATGGTCTCTGAAGTCCTGTAAAGTCTTTGCAGAGCTTAGAACGGCACTGTGAGGGCTACAGAGTCCTGTTCAGTAAGAGGGGGACGCCAGAGCCACCCACCCCCCTACCCCTATATATGTAGTGCTTCTACATTTTTAGGAGTTTTGAAGTGTTAAGACAGTAGGTTAGTTCGGCTCCAGTGTAACTTATCAGGGCTTAATAAACCTTGGGAGAGTATCTGAGGGGGATTGTTGAGACTTTAGAAGTAGTTTCTCTGGGTTACTATTTAACCCGGGCGACCTACAATGTTATTATACACTTGGTTTTTGTTTTTGTCAATACCTTACCCCCATTATCGGTATTTTAAATTAACTCTTGACAAAACTTAATAAAGTTCTATAATAAGATATATGAGTAATTTACCAATAAATAGAAAATTAACCGATAAACAACAATTGTTTTTAGATAATATCCTTGAAACCCAAGGAGATTTAAAACTATCTGCTGAACTTGCTGGATACTCAGGAAATCACTACCAAGTAATAAAGAGTTTAAAAGAAGAAATAGTCGAATTAGCCTCGAATGTACTTGCAAGGGAAGCACCTAAAGCAGCTTTTAAGCTCGTTGAAGTTATGACAGCTGCAGACGCTATACCTCAAGCCAATGTAAAACTACAAGCTGCTCAAACAGTTCTTGATAGAGTTGGTTTAGGGAAAACAGAAAGGGTTGATGTCAACCATAATGTTCAGGGTGGAATCTTTATTCTTCCTGAAAAACAAACTATAGATGTAGAATATACTGAACAAGAATTACAAGAAGGAGAATTATAATGTATTTTGGCTGGGAAGATATGGTTAATTGGTTTAAGAATTTATTTAAGTCTACTAAACCAAAACCTAAGAAAAGAAGAAATGTTAAAAGGAATACTAAAAAAAGGTCTCAAAAGACTAAGTAAGTTTTATAAAAAATTATTTAAAACATTAAAATAGAAAAGAGGAAGTATGAATTTTTGGGAAAAAGTTGGTAATTTCTTTGGCTGGGTAAAAGTTAGAACCCGTGACGAAGACGGTAGATATATAGCTGACGATAAAACTACAGCAAAGAATGAAGCCTATACAATGGTACATAAAGATTTAGTCAAGAAAAAGAAATAACATGGCTTTATTAGGAAGAGAAGACAAACCGGTAAAATTAAAAAGCGGGACCTTTTTAGGTAAAGGTTCTAAACAACGACCAATTAAGGATAGAAAAAAGTTTGAAGAAAACTGGGATGCTATCTTTAGTAAAGGCACGAAGTCGAAAGACTGAGTCAGCGTAAGAGGTTTTCCAGATGTTTTATTCCATCTTAATGTCTGGAAGACCCAGCTTTTAAGATTATGAAAGACATACCAAAAGATTATCTAGTAAGAAAAAGTCACACTATTCCTTTTGGTTACGAACTAAGTGACATCGAGGGTTATCTTAAACCCATACCTAAAGAACTCAAAGCCTTAAACAAATATCTACAAGGCGTTAGCGAACAGAAGTATTCTCTTAGAGAGGCTGCTCGTTTAATTACTCAAGAAGCAGGGCGTAGCATTTCTCATGTTGCCCTCAAGAATTATCTAGATTCAGACCCTTCACTAGCTGAACAACATAAAAAGAAAGTTGCTCAACGTAAAAAGAAATTAGCCAAACAAAAAAAAGCTTTAAAGCTACCGAACAAACAACTTCTAATGTTGTTACTGAAAATAAATTAGCTGAAGTACCTGAAGATGTTCAAGAACAATTAAAAGAAGCTAATGTTGTTTTCCATGCTAATGAAGGACCACAAACAGATTTCTTAGCTGCGGATGAAAAAGATGTACTTTATGGCGGAGCTGCTGGTGGTGGTAAATCTTATGCCATGCTAGTTGACCCTCTTAGGTATGCTCATAAAAAAGCTCATCGTGCTTTAATATTAAGAAGGTCTATGCCAGAACTTCGTGAGATGATTGATAAATCTCGTGAACTATATCCTCAAGCATTTCCCGGTGCTAAGTTTAGAGAAGTAGAGAAGTTGTGGAATTTTCCTAGTGGTGCTAAAATAGAATTTGGGTTCTTAGAACGAGATGCCGATGTGTATAGATACCAAGGTCAAGCCTATTCTTGGATTGGCTTTGATGAAATCACACATCTACCTACGGAGTTTAGTTGGAATTATCTTGCTTCTCGTCTAAGGACCACTGACCCTTCTATTAAAACTTACTTAAGATGTACAGCTAACCCCGGTGGAGCCGGTGCGTCTTGGGTAAAGAAAAGATATATTGAACCTTATGAAGATAATAAATCCTTTTTAGGTGCAGATGGTTTAACCAGAAAGTTTATTCCGGCTAAATTAGTAGACAACCCTTACTTAGCTAAAGATGGTGTTTATGAGCAGATGCTAAAGTCTTTACCGCCTATTCAAAGAAGACAATTACTAGAAGGAAACTGGGATGTTGCCGAAGGTGCAGCCTTTGTAGAGTTTGATAATACTAAGCATATTGTTACTCCTTTTCAGATTCCTGTACACTGGGAAAGAGTTAAAGGGATTGACTATGGATACGCAGCTGAGTCTTGTTGTTTATGGGGTGCTATTGATATAAATGATGGAACTTTAATAATATATAGAGAATTATACAGAAAGGGCTTGACAGGTGAAGAATTAGGCAGTATAATAGGGAATATGGAACTTGAGGACCCTTTATCGGTCCCGGGTGTATTAGATACTGCTGCATGGGCTAGAACCGGTACTACTGGTCCTACCGTTGGAGAAGCCTTAATTAAAGCTGGTCATAAATTAAGACGAGCTGATAAGAACAGGATTCAAGGCAAAATTCAAATACATGAGTTTTTAAAGATTAAAGAAAACGGTAGACCAAGGTTACAGATATTTAATACTTGTCCGAATTTAATACGAGAATTACAGTCGATACCTTTGTCTAAAACTAATCCGGAGGATGTAGATACACATGCTTCGGACCACGCTTATGATGCTCTACGTTATTTAATAATGAGCAGACCAAGAGTGGATAGTCCGTTAGAAAGAATTAGAGGACTAAAGAGAGAAATGCATAACCCCTCTGATTCAACATTTGGATATTAAGGAGAACTATAATTATGAATCAAAATGCTAGAAGAGTTATAAGAGTAACACCTACAATTACAGGAGTTACTTATGCAAATAATGATATTTTATTTGATACAACAGAAATACCATTAGCTGTCGGCAAGCCGGGAGAATGTTCTAAGCTTGTATCTGCTATGATTATTTCTAAATCTAATTCTGTGTTTGATGCAGAAATATTCTTTTGTCAAGTAAATCAATCTGTGGGTACTGTAAATGCTGAAAGAAATGTATCAGATTCTGATTTTGCAACAGCAAAAGTAATGGGAACTTTAACACTCGATGGCTCTGCTGACGATTATAATTATGGTGGTGGTAGAATTTTTAGGTTTGATAATAACTTAGAAAGTGCAGGAGCAACAGATGGCGACCAAATAGCTAAAGCAAGGTTTCCTATTTTATTACAAGCTGCTGCTGGAAGCACAAGTGTTTATTGTTTTGCATTTCTTGCAGGTACAGATACAACACCTGATTTTTCAGTCGGTGATTTAGAACTAGTATTAGGCGTAGAATATTAATTTATTTACATGGCTGAACAAGAAAATACATTTTTAAATGCAGACAACATTTATGAAGATGTTGAAGGTGAAGCTGGTAAAAATTTAAACCTAGAACTAAACCAAAAACAAAATTTAGTTGGTATTATTCAAGGTAGATTTTATCAAGCTGAAGATGCTAGAAACTCAGATGAACAAAGATGGTTAAAGTCCTACGAAAATTATCGAGGTCTTTATAATAAATCAGTTAAATTCAGGGACTCAGAAAAGTCTAGAATTTTTGTCAAGATAACTAAAACAAAAGTCTTAGCAGCTTTTGGACAATTAGTAGATGTTATTTTTGGCACAGGTAAGTTTCCGATTGGTATTCAAGAAACTAAAGTACCTGAAGGTGAATTAGAACATGCTCACCTAGATATAAATAATCCTCAAGTTGGTCTTGAAAGTTCTTTACCAGACGACATAGGTAATAGAATAGAGAATCCTTATGATGTAGGTTACGAAGGTGATGGACGTACTTTAAGTCCCGGAGTTACTTTTGGTAAAGGTATGTTTAGTAAAACTTTAGAGGATGAAGTTGAAGATAATTTAGTTGAAGGACTTAAACCAAATCCACAAGTTTTAGAAATCTCTCCGGCACAAAAAGCTGCAAGAAGAATGGAAAAACTTATCCATGACCAAATAGATGAATCTAAAGGCTCGTCTGAAATACGAAGTGCTTTATTAGAATCATCTCTTTTAGGAACAGGAATAGTTAAAGGACCGTTTAATTATAATAAAAAATTAAACAAGTGGGAAACAGGTGAAGATGGGGAAAGAAATTATAACCCATTAGAAGTTAGAGTACCAAGAATAGAATTTGTTAGTTGTTGGGATTTTTATCCAGACCCTTCAGGCACAAGCATAGAAGAATGTGAATATATTGTTCATAGACATAAAATGAATAAATCACAACTTCGACAGCTTCGTAATATGCCTTACTTTAATAAAGATGCAATTAGAGCTTGCTTAGCTGAAGGACCAAACTACATAGAAAAAGATTTTGAAAGTCAATTAAAAGATGATGCTAGAGTTGATGATTACCAAACTAATTTTGAAGTTCTAGAATATTGGGGTATCATGGATGCCGAGTATGCTAGAGAAGTTGGTATTGAATTAGACGAAAGTATAGATGATTTAGATGAGGTACAGATTAACGCATGGGTATGCGGTAATGAACTACTAAGAGCTGTAATAAATCCATTTACACCTTATAGATTACCTTATCATGCTTTTCCTTATGAAAGAAATCCATATAATTTCTTTGGTATAGGAGTAGCAGAAAATATGGATGATTCTCAGCAAATTATGAATGGTCATGCGAGAATGGCAGTTGATAATTTAGCAATGGCTGGTTCACTTGTCTTTGACGTAGATGAGTCAGCTTTAATTGGAGGGCAGAGCATGGAAATATATCCGGGCAAAATATTCAGGCGACAAGCTGGAATGCCGGGACAAGCCATACACGGTTTGAAGTTTCCTAATACTGCTCCAGAGAATATGATGATGTTCGACAAGTTTAGACAACTTGCTGACGAACAGACCGGCATACCATCGTATTCACACGGTCAAACTGGTGTACAAAGTATGACAAGGACTGCCTCTGGTATGTCTATGTTGCTAGGTGCTGCTAGTTTAAATATTAAAACAGTCGTTAAGAATCTTGATGACTTTTTATTAAAACCGTTAGGCGAAGCTTTTTTTCAATGGAACATGCAGTTCTTTGAAGGCTCGCTAGATGTGAAAGGTGATTTAGAAGTTAAAGCAACAGGTACTAATAGCTTGATGCAGAAAGAAGTACGAAGTCAAAGATTGACTATGTTCTTACAAACTGCACAAAGTCCAGCTATTGCACCATTTGTTAAGATTTCTAAATTAATTAGTGAACTTGCCTACAGCTTAGACTTGGACCCTGATGAAATACTCAATGACCCAGAAGAAGCTGCTATAATGGCACAAATAATAGGAATGCAAAATGTTGGACAAAACGTTGGCTCGGAAGCTGAACTTGCTGGTGGGGAACAAGGACCTATGGGAAGCCTTGCTGGAACACCTGCAGAACCTCAAGAACTTGGACCTACAGGCACTGGTGGTGGCAACATCGGAACAGGAAATGTTCCGGTTGCAGGGGAAAGTGAATTCTCTGGTACGCCTAGAGCAGTTACACCTGCAGGTTAAAGAAGCTTTAAATAGAAAAACAGAGGAGAATTAAATGTTAGATTTATTAGATACAATTTTAAAAATAGTAGGAGTAGTACCTTGGATAGTTTCAATCTGTTCAATGATAGCTGCATTAACACCTACACCACACGACGACAACTTAGTAAGCAAAGCATATAAAGTTATAGATTGGTTTGCACTTAATGTAGGAAAAGCAAAGGAAAAATAATGGCAAGAAAATTTCCAGATTTAACCGGTGACGGGAAAGTTACTCAAGCTGATATTTTAAAAGGCAGAAAAGTTTTTGCAAACGGAGGTGTTGAAGATATGTCTCCGGAAGAAATTAAAGAAACTAATAGACAATTTCAACAAGCCCAAACTTATATGTATAGTCTTAGAACATATTTTGGCGACGACCCAGTTAAAATAAAAGAGGCGTATGATAATCCAGAACTTTTAGCAAAAGCCTCTCCTTCTCCAGCTTCTCTTGTACAATTTACAGTTTCTCCTGAATTTGCTTATAAAAATGATAAAGAATTTTTTAATTCTGTGCATGCAAATTTAATAAAACTTCAAGAAGAAAGTGAAAGACAACCTAAACAAGAAGGCGGAGATGTAGATATGCAAATGTCTGAACTAATGCCTTTAGAAACAAAACAACAAGATATGGTTCCTGAGATGGAAACAGAACAACAAGATATGGTCTCTGATATGGAAATGGAAGAGGACTATTTAGATTTTATTTTAGATGAAGCATTAACTGATGAAGAAGAAGTAATGCTAGAAACAAAATTAGAACAAGATGAGGAACTAGCTATGATTTTTGATAAAGTTGTAGATGTTGCTCAAGAATTTGCCGGAGCAGGACTCGTAGAGGGTCCGGGTAATGGCGTATCCGACAGTATACCTGCAAGGTTATCTGACGGAGAATTTGTCTTTACTGCAAAAGCTGCAAAAGAAATCGGAACTGATACTTTGATGTCAGTAATGAAAGAAGCTGAAGCTAAAGCAGATGCAAGACAAGGAATGGCTAATGGCGGTGTCTCAAGGGAAGAAGTTAAGTCTTCTCCTGTTTTCGGGACTAAAGTAGATGAGTCTACTATACCTAGTGAAATTAATGAAGGTATGGTAGCTACTAATCCTTTAGACCCAAGACATAGATACTTCCAATAGCTTAAAGTAGCAAGGCTACCCTATTAGCGTAGGCACCTTGTTATTTATTTAAACCGAAAGGCGACCTTTTACAAGACAAGCCCTGCAAGTCGACATCGCAGCTACCTTGTTAAACGAAGCCCTGATTAGGAGGAAAGAATATGACTAAACAAGTCCAAAAAGAGGAAAAGCCAAATCCTTATAACGCTAAAAAAGATTGGCACGAAGTAGATGAAAAACCTTTTGTTTCATCAAATAATATGTTTTTTGAAGAACCTTCAGAAAAAAATAAACTTTTTGATAGCAACGATATTACTGATATTGAAGCTGAAGGAAGTGTAAATAGAGAAGAACTGGAAAGTAAAAAGGATACTCCTTATAAAAAACCAGACTACAAAAAACGTTATGATGACTTAAAAAAACATTATGATGTTAAACTTAATGAGTTTAAACTTAGAGAACAAGAGTTAGTAGACGAAGCTACCAAAAATAGAACTAGCTACAAAGCTCCAAAAACTGAAGAAGAACTTGATAAGTTTAAAAAAAATTATCCTGATGTTTACGAAGTAGTAGAAACTGTTGCTCACTTACAAAGTGAATCCAAAGCAAAAGTTCTTGAAGAACGCCTTGGTAAACTCCAAGAAAGAGAACAGCAGATAATACGAAAAGATGCAGAAAAAAGGTTAAATGAAAGACATCCTGATTTTGAAGATATTAGAAACAGTGATAATTTTCATTCATGGGCAAAAGAACAGCCTGACTCTATCCAAACATGGATTTATTCAAACGCTGACGATGCCGATTTAGCTTCTCGTGCTATAGATTTATTTAAACGTGATATAGGTATGGATGTTCCTAAAAAGACAAAGTCATCTTCTAGGACTAGAGGAAATGCTGCTGATATGGTCTCTACTAAAACAACAAGTATAGAACCGAAGCAACAAAAAGTTTGGTCCGAAAGGGAGATTGCTGCTTTAAGTATAGCAGAATTTGATAAGTACGAAAAAGACATATCAGATGCTATGCAAGAAGGCAGAATCATTAGATAAACTATTAATTAACTTAAAAGGAGAAGTATCATGGCTCAATATTTTGAACCAAGTACCGATACTAATGCTAACTTTGCGAACTCTGTAAGTGGACAGACTAATAGTTTCTTCCTACCTTCCGTTTATTCTAAAAAGGTTTTAAACTTCTTTAGGAAAGCCTCGGTAGTAGAAGCTATTACAAACACCGACTATGCTGGTGAAATATCTGCTTACGGAGACTCAGTTAAAATTATTAAAGAACCAGTTATCTCTGTGTCTGATTACACAAGAGGTAGCGATACAACTGCAACTAAACTAACAGACCAAGAGCTTTCTCTTGTTGTTGATAGTGCAAAAGCTTTCAAATTCATCGTAGATGATATTGAGACTAATATGTCACACGTCAACTTCAAAGAAGTAGCTTCAAGTTCTGCTGCGTATGCTCTTAAAGATTCATACGATGCTGCAGTTATTGCAACTATGTTTTCTGGTATATCAAGTTCATCACCTGACCACGTGTTAGGTAGTGACAGCGCTACTGACCTAGCAGCTGGCACATTTGATGGCACTGGTAACTTAGACATAGGCTTAGGCACTAGTGAACACGACCCACTAGATGTCATGGCTAGAATGGCAAGACTTTTAGACGAACAAAATGTACCTGAAGAAGGTAGATGGTTTGTCGCAAGTCCTGATTTCTATGAGGTTCTAGGACAAGCATCTTCTAAATTGTTGTCTGTAGACTTTAACGCAGGTCAAGGCTCAATTAGAAATGGCTTAGTATCAAGTGGGAAATTACGTGGTTTTGATATGTACAAGTCAAATAACATTGCAAGCACATCTAATGCTGCTGGTAAATGTTTGGCTGGTCACATGTCAGCTGTTGCTACTGCAAACACAATCCTTTCAACTGAAGTTATCAGGGACCCAAGTTCCTTTGGTGACATCGTGAGAGGTCTTCATGTATATGGTGCGAAAGTACTAAGAAGTGAAGCGCTTGTAGGTGCATTCTACGGAATTGACTAAGACTAACTAGGGAGGCTCTTCGGAGCCTTCCATTTTTATAAGGAAAAACATGTACGGAAAAAGAAAAAAAATGATGGGTGGCGGTAAATCTAAAATGCCATATAAACACGGAGGTCCGGCAGGACACGATGGAAATAAACACGCTAGAAGAGAATATAAGTATGGTGGTTCAGTACAGCCTGAGTATGGTCATGGTGAATGTCCAAAAGCTTCAGCTAATTAAACATGAAAGTTAAAGCACCTAAAGGTTATCACTGGATGAAGGCTGGTAAATCTTACAAGCTTATGAAACACACCGGTAAATTTGTTTCACATAAAGGAGCAAGTTTAACGGCAAACTTTGAAATACAAAAAAAACATAAAAAATAATGGCAACAACATATTTAGCTTTAAGCAATGAAATATTAAGAGAACTTAATGAGGTTGTTTTAACTTCAGCTTCGTTTTCTTCTGCAACAGGTATTCAAGGTTTTGTCAAAGATGCATTAAATAAAGCATTATTTGATGTAGCAAACGAAGAACCTCAATTACCTTTTTTTGCTTCTGCAGTTAGTGGAGGTACAGACCCTTTTTATGGGAATGTAACAGTAGCAACAGTAGCAGGCACTAGATGGTATACATTAAAATCTGGTAGTTCAAGCATAACTACAGACTATTCATCAGTAGACTGGGATGATTTTTATTTAACAACAATAAACGTAAGTGGAGAATCTTCTCCTTATGTTTCTAAAGGTTTAAGATTTTTAACTTTAGCTGATTGGAAAAGATATAATAGAGATGGTGAAAACTCAGACGATGCTGAAGGTTCAGATGCTGCACACGGCGAACCTTCTTATGTAATTAAAAGTCCAGACCATAGAAAGTTTGGCTTAAGTCCAATACCAGATAAAGTTTATAATGTGCATTTTTATGCTTTTACTAAACCAACAGCTTTATCAGCACATGATGATACTATTCCTATGCCAGAACAATACAGTAATGTATTAACTGCTAGAGCTAGATATTATGTACATCAATTTAAAAACAATTTACAACAAGCTGCTTTTGCTTTAGATGAGTATAAAAGAAATATAAGACACATGAAATCTAATTTAATAAACCCACAACCTAAAGATATGACAGACGATAGGAGATACTTCTAATGTCAACTGCTCAGCCCTTTGCTGTACCAATGGAAGGTGGACTTAATAAGTCTACTAACTCATTAGCACTATTAAGAACTCCGGGCTTAGCAACTAAGTTAAGAAACTTTGAAGTATCTATAGAAGGCGGGTATAGAAGAATTAATGGCTATAGTCTTTTTGGAGGAGATAGTGCTGCAAGACCAAATACTTCAAATGATATAGAAGGTTTAGCAGTATATGCAGATGGAGCAGTTGCAGTAGCTGGAGATGATATATATTTTAGTAAAGATGGAACAAGTTGGTTACAAATAAATAAAGCTAGTGTATCTGCAAGTGGAGATAATTATTCTACATTTACTGGTAGAAGTGAACTATCTTTAACAAGTTTAGACCAATGTGAATTTGCTTTATATGAAGGTACTTCAGATTATGGTGAATTAATTATAACAGATAAAAGTGGAAACAATAAACCATTTTTATTTAAGATGACAGGAACAGGAGATGCTTTATCTTCTAGAACTTACTTTGTTAGTCAGATAACTATTAGTGGCTCAACAGCAGCTAAGTTTTGCACTATGCACGATAAACACTTAGTAGTAGCTGGAGACCCTAGCACGCCTAATACTGTTTATTATAGTGCAACAAATGACATAGATAGTTTTAGTGGTACTGGTTCAGGCAGTATAACCTTAGAAGATAAAATTGTAGGGTTAAAAAGTTTCCGTAATGAGTTATTTATTTTTTGTCAAAACTCAATATTTAAACTACAAAATATAAACAATTCAAGTACTGTAGCTGTAGTTCCAGTTACAAAAAATGTAGGCTGCGTAGATGGACAAACAATTCAAGAGATAGCTGGTGACTTAATATTTTTAGCACCAGATGGTTTTAGAACAGTAGCAGGTACAGCAAGAATTGGCGACGTTGAGTTGGGAACTATTAGCCAAGCAATACAGCCTATTATAAATAATATTTTAGCTGCAAAGAATACATTACAATTTAGTAGTGTAGTAATTAGAGACAAATCACAATATAGAATGTTTTATAGTACTTCTTCTGATACTTCAGCAACTTCAAAGGGTATCATAGGAGTATTAAGACCAAAAGGATTTGAATGGTCAGAAACATTAGGAATACAAGCACCCGCTATTACTTCAGGATTTGCAAGTAATGGCATAGAAAAGTTCTATCATGGAGATAGAGATGGTTATATTTATAATCACGATACTGGAAATGATTTTAACCCCGCAGGAACTTCAACAAACATTGAAGCAGAATATCAATCACCAGATTTTGATTATGGAGATTTAGGTACTTTAAAAACTTTAGATTATGTAAAAATATCTTTTACTCCAGAGGGAGACTGTCAGCCTACTTTAAGATATAAGTTTGATTATGATAGTAATACAACACCCCAACCAGTAGATATAACTTTAGATTCTATACCACAACCAGCTTTGTTTGGTACTGCTGTTTTTAATTCTGCAACATTTGGAGCAGCACAACAACCACTAGTAAGACAAGCTTTAACAGGAAGTGGACATAGTAATTTTTTTAGAATTTTTAGTGCAGATAAAAATGCACCGTATGCAATTAATGGGCTATATATAAATTATAGACCATCAGGAAGACAATAACAGGAGATAACAAAACATGGCAACATATACTAGACAGAGTTCATTCAGTGATGGTGATACCATTACAGCTGCACTTTTTAACAATGAATTTAATCAATTAGTAAATGCTTTTAACGTAAGTTCAGGGCATACACACGATGGTAGTACCACAGGAGATGGTGGTCCACTTTCAACACTTTACAGTAATACTTTAAGTTTTGGTACAGGTGCAGATACCGACATAGCTATTACTTTTAACGCTAATTCAAACGATGGTGTTTTAACATGGATGGAAGACGAGGATTATTTTAAATTCTCAGATGATTTATTAATAAATAGCACAGAAAAAGTACAGTTTAGAGATACTGCTATTTATATTTATTCAAGTGCTGATGGACAGTTAGATTTAGTTGCCGATACTGAAATCCAAATAGCAGCTACTACAATAGATATGAATGGTGCTGCAGATATTTCTGGTAACTTAGCAGTAGGTGGAAATCTTACAGTTACAGGTAATGCTACAATTTCAGGTAATTTAACATTTGGAGATGCAGCTTCTGATACAGTAGCCTTTAGTGCAGACGTAGCTTCTCATCTTTTACCAAGTGCTGATAATACTTATGACTTAGGTGCTTCAGGTTCTGAATGGAAAGATTTATATATTGATGGGGTTGCTTATGTAGATGCAATTAACTTTAACGGTACTGCAATTTCTGCAACAGCAGCAGAACTAAACATTATGGATGGAGTCACTGCAACTGCAGCTGAACTTAATATCCTTGACGGAGTTACA